CCGCCTGTGTTGTTACCCGCCTTGTAGAAGTCTGAGTTACCAACCACGGTAAAGGTGTTGTTAGGGGTGTTGTCGTTTATGCCAACTCGCCCATTTCCCGCATCCACGAACAGCATATGAGTGTTGCTGTCGCTCTCAACACGGAAGTCTGCACCAGAATTGCCATATTCGTTGAATGTAACGTGATCGTCGTAGGTGATTAGTGATTGATTGCGAATACCGAAGTAGCCTGTGTCACCAGTGTAGTCACTAACGCTTGAAGCAAGCGAGTCATCTATCGCCTTGACTTCAGAAATACTGGATGCAATGCCGTCAAAGTAGTAACCTGTAGGGTACGCTGAACTGGTAGAGCTGCCGATATACAAACCAACATAAGTAACACCGTTATAAGTAAATGTTTTAACCTCAACAGCATTACTGGGGGGGTTTCCATGTTGCGTTACCAGTGCGTGTTGTATTGTACCAGAATTATTTACTGCTACCTGAACATCATAACGTGCTGTCCTTGTGGCAGATGAACTTGTCGATCTTGCGCCATACAAAGAGCCGTTAATGAAACGACCAGAGCTGCCTGTTCGAGCCAGAATAATGTAGCGTGCTGAATTTGAAGCAAGCGAAACCGCTGGGACTTCATAAGGGGAGTAGTAATAAGCACCATCATATGTCCCAAGATTTGCTATGCTACCATCAACGGTAAGTGTTGCCAAACTATTAGTAGAACTATTACCAATGCCGACCCGATTATTGCCGCCGTCAACGAACAGCATATTGGCGTTGCCGTCACTCTCAACACGGAAGTCGATGTCCTCACCATTATCGTTAAAGACAGCTTCTGTTGCCTTCAGGTCAAGGCTCTTCTTGGCCGTACCCGAATTGGTGGCCATGAGGCGTAGGTGAGATGTTGTGTTGTTAGTGTCGGTGTAAGCAACAATCCGAGCAAGACTTGAGTCTGCGTTATTGCCAAAGAAAATTGTTCCTAATGTGTCAGAAGTGTTGTTATTTGCCTCTTGCAAGAAAATCGTTGCACCGTCAGAACTGTTGTCCCCAGTGATGTGTAAATGACCGTCAGGATTTCCTTCACCAATGCCGACACGGCTTGTACCTGCATTAACAAAGAACATATGACTACGGCTGTCACTCTCAACACGGAAGTCCATGTCTTGACTGGTTTCATTAAACGCTGTGTACGAGCTTTGAGCATCTATGCGCATATGCTCAACGCCACTTGCAGACAGCTTTATCTGACCTGAGACAGAAGAAGCGTTAATTTCGTGACCCGCATCTAAAGACCCTGTGTCGTAGCTGCTGATTTTTAAATGGCGACGGTTGTTTGTACCTGCTCTGAAATATTCTGTTGGACTCGACCCAGCGTCAATATGGAACTTAGTGTCTGCGCTAGGAGAAACCCCAACACCAACAGAGTTATTACCAGCGTCTGCTTTAATCAAATTCGGATCGCTCGAACCCTCAACGCGGAAGTCAAAACTTCCAACGGCAGACTCGTTAATAATAACTCCTGAACTATTTGCACGGAATATTTCACCGTTACTCTGCTCCCATGAGAATTGCCCTGCTGTAGACCCAATGCTAAACTTCGAATGTGTTGCAGATTCCAGCGTCCAGTAGTGGTGCTGGTTTCCACCTTCCATCTGAATACCGCCAGTCACATCGCCATATGTGCCGTGCCTAATGTGGAACCGTGCTTCAGGCTGAGTTGCAATGCCTACACGGTCATTTTCAGCCTCGACATACAGCATGTTAACAACGTTATCACTCTCAACACGGAAGTCTATGTCGTTGCCGCCCTCGTTAAAGATTGCAATTTCATTGGACATTGAAAGGCTCTCTACCAAAGAGCCAGCCGTGCCTGTTTGAAATGTCATTTCACTAGCAGCGCCAGTTCCCGTGGCTTGCACAGAAATTCGTGAATTAACACCTTCGTTTGTACCATCCGAAGTATAAAACTCAATTTCACCGACAGGCTGACCGCTTGCTGTAGCCGTGTCGTTGTCGCGCAAAATAAGAGTGTTCCCTGCACCTCCTCTTGAAGTGCCGCTGTTATTTGCATCCAAGCGTGTATTACCTGTAACATGCAAAGATTCTGAAGGTACTGAAGTTTTAACACCTACGTTATTTGCAGAAGCATCAACAAACAGCGCATATGCTTCGGTGTCGCTCTCGACGCGGAAGTCGATGTCCGCGCCCGTTTCATTAAAGACAGCCTCGCTAGGTTCAAACTCCAGACGACTTGTGTTCGCCCCGCCTACTTCAGTGTTAATGGTTAAAAAACCATCTTCTGATCCTGCGGTAGTAGTACGGGCAATCGTTTCAATCCGAGCATACGCTAGACCACCGCCGGTTGAGTTATTACCTGTGAAGCGAATACGACCAAGGTAATCATTCGTAGCAGGGCTTGCAGAGTCACGGAACAAGTTCACGTCTGGGCCAACGGTTGAACCTGCACCATAGTTTGTAAGAATTAGGCCGCTGCTACTAGCGTCAAACTGAAGCCCCACATTGGAGCCTGCATCATCGTAAAAGCTAACATCGCCGTTTGAACCAAAACGGGCTTGGCTTAGTGAAGATGTGCCCCGAAGAATATCAAGTTCTCCGTCTTCATCACGCAACATATGAAGCTGTGTAGCCGTACCATCATCTTTCATAAAACGAATGGATGGACGGAACGAAGCTGACGTATCAATTAAGTCCAGCATAGTATTGCTAGATGTTGTGATCGTTAAATTACCATTAGCCGCGGTATCCCCATCCACTGTAAGGCCGTCCATAGTGGCTGTGCCCGTGATGTCTACGCCTGTGCTGGTGGTGGCGAGTTTTTCTGCGTTGTCATAGTAAAGAGTTACTGCACCATCTGCCGTAAACAAGGCAGTAGTTTCGCCTGTGTATTTCATTGTTCGCAGAATATTGCTGCGTATTTTTAATTCACCAGTTCCTGCATCATCAATTAGTGACTGTGCCCCATCATGGTAAATCTGTAGGTCAGACCCTGCGCCGAAGATGGCTTTGTCGTTGTCGCCGAAGTTAATGTCAGCAGAAACCGTTGTTTCCCCCGTCACGCTCAACGTACCGCCGATCTCAACGTTACCCACGATGTTCATCGCGTCGAAGTGCGCATTGTTGAAAACGTTCGCCGCTACCGCGCCAGAACCCGCACCGTCAAAGAAAATAACCGCTGTCGTTCCCGCAGGAAGCTCGTAGTCGTTACTCGCGTTGTACGTCCCTTGGAACAGGATAATGCTGCGCGATCCCGACAGATCGTTGCGCACATAAATAATCTTTTCAGCATCGTTCGGCGTCAACTGCACGTAGGCCGTCGCACCCAGATCACTGCCGTCGTTAAAGACAACCATGCGGTTACGTCCATTGGATGCCGTACCGTCTGTAATCGGTAAGTCATTTGGAGAACTAGAAGACCCCGCCGATGTCAGAGTGACCGTAACCTGACCGTCAAGAGCCGAATCCAAAAGCTCAAGGTTTGTGTTCGTTGTATCGCCCCATGTGCCAGACTGTTCGCCTGTTGCGATAAGTTCGATACCGTTATTGAGTGTATATGTACTGGGCATAATTCTATCCTATGCTACTTTTCGGGTCCAACCTGGCGTCTGCGAAGGTGCCTCGCCTGACCATCCAGGGGATTGTGTCGGTGTCGTGGGCGCAAAGCCCGATGTCTGCGTCGGTGTTTCCTCACCCCAAGCGGGAGATTGCGACGGGTTGTCAGGAGTATAACTCGGATTTTGATTTGGAACAATACGTCCCCACACAAGGACAGGGGTGATTTGTCCTGTAGCCGCAATGCCCGTGACAGTCACGTCGGCGTTTGCTTGAACTGTGACCGAACCAACTTGAGCGTCAGCCTCGACACCAGTAACGTCAACCTCAACAAAGATGCCAACAGAAACTTCGCCAACCTCGCCGTCAGCTTCCAACCCTGTAGGTGAAACATCAGCTTCAGCAATGACAGTGACCGAACCTACAGAGGCGGTGGCTTCTAAACCAGTCGTAGGAACAATCGCATCCGCTTCAACCGACACAGACCCAACGCTGCCTGTGGCCCCTGCACTTGTCGGATATACGTTGGCGATACCTGTGACCGTAACCGATCCAACAGACGCTGTCGCCTCTTGACCCGTAACCGAAACGTCCGCGTTTGCCTGTACCGTCACCGATCCAACGGATGCCGTCGCCTCAAGTCCAGTCGTAGGAACAATCGCATCACCAGAAACGGTTGCCGTACCAACGGCTCCCGTTCCCTCGACGCCTGTCGGATATACGTTAGCCTCACCAATGACATTGGCAATCTCGCCAACCTCACCAGTCGCTTCTAATCCTGTGGGGGATACATTCGCTTCTGCTACAACCGTAACAGAACCTACACTCGCTGTCGCCTCTAGCCCAGTTACAGGAACATTGGCCTCGGCAACTACTGCTACCGAGCCAACTTGTCCCGCTGCGCCGTCGTTGGTAATGGAGTCTTCGCCAAAGGCTAATTGACCCCATGTCCCCCGACCCCAGCCGGAAAAGGGGACGACAACGTCAGACATTACGCTATCCGAATAATCGCGTTACTTGCGTCCGCTGTTGGGAATACGATTGTAAAATCACCCGCTGTTGACGTCTTGTCCGCGCCAAAATCCAAAACCACAACCGCACGGTTACCGTTTGTGGAGTTGTAAATCAACGCACCACGCGCCGTGATTGTCGCCGTGCTAAATGTCAAATCCGCAAAATCTGCAAACGCAGTTGTGCCGCTTGTTGTCGGATCAATGTTGGTCAACGTTCCACCACCTGCGGTGTAGCCTGTGCCACTGATCTCGCCAGACGTTGTATATACAGTTGTTGACGCATCCAGCGTTGCGGTGTTGTCATACAATGCCAGTTTGTATGTGTTCGCACCTACGTTAAAATCATGCAGACCTTCCATAAGCTCTTGCTTGAAAGATGTGCACATATAGTTTCCTGTGAAAGCCATCTAAGTCTCCTTACGTTCTTGGTTTGCGAATAGCACCGTAGCGATACTCGTCAATCGTTTCTTGGGCTTCACCCAAATTCTTCAGACGTGCGACAGCTTCACCGTAACGCTGCATGTACATCTGCATTAGATTGGGGTCACCCTTCATGAACGTGTACGCTTCAATCAATGACCCATATAACAGCGCAATTTCTGCGTTTTCGGATAACCAACTTGTACCACTATCTGACCCCGCAGTCAAAGACGCTGGGCGATATAGGTAGTGAATATCCACGGTGTAGTTTGCATCAGGTGTTGGCGCGATAATGAAATTATCCACATCGAACTGCGCATAATACTTAGGCTGACCTGTTGTCGTTGCGTCACGAGTATACGTCTGCACGAAGTCCAAGTCCTTAAACAGCAAGAACTCTTTGTCTCCACTTACATCGATGCTCAACGAAAACGGAGCCAGAAAGTCTGACGGTGCAGCCAGGTACTCGTTTCCGCTCGTCATGTTGCCAAACTGGTTCTTTTGAAACAGGTTGAGCTGCACACTCTTGAGGATGCGTTCCTCTGCCAGACGAATAAACAACGGAATGTTATTAACAAACGTCGTCTCGTCGTTCTCTGTATAATCCTGAATGGCTGTCTTCAGTTCGCCGTATGTCATAGTCATGTTGTCACCGTCACAGTCCCGACCTTACCTACCGCACGAATACGCTCTAGCTTAGGCGATTCAATAGTCGGCGTGTCGACGTAAACCAACAAAGCCTCGGCCTTGTCTGGTCTTGGGTTTCTCAAAGCCTGCGGGTCAGGAGCGACCTTTGGCGGGTATAGTTGCGGATGCTTTGGCTCATACTCATCGGGACCTACAAGCGCACCTGTCCACTCCAGCTTCATCTCGCGTAAGCGATAACGACGACCAGAACGATCAGATATACCCCATGCATGTTTCCCAGATGCGTATGCCATCAGACCCTCATGTAACGAATACTAGGCTGCAACTTCAACGGAACGCGATCCTCGTCCTCGTCTGCGGCACGTTGGAACTCCTCCTCGTACACAGCCTTCAACATCTGCATACGCTCGGGCGCGCGTTTCATGGATATGTAATATGCAAGACCAGAAACCATGCAAGGATAAAAGCGGAAAGGCATATCAGTAGTGTTGACAAGCGCATCTGCATCCTCGATCCGTCTCACATAATAGTAAATAATCTGATCCGTGGAGTTCTCAGGAACTGCCCACAGGTTAATCACTGGATCGATCTGCTTATCAAACCAATACTGGCTTGGTCGACCCTGTGTGGTTTTATTCGGAAGTGTTGTGTACTCACCACGGCTAATCCGATCAATCTCATAATCCGTACCGTCACGACGGAGCACAACCTCTAAGATGTCAACAACATCATCCGTCAGCGTCTCCTGTGCCTGACCCTGCGTCAAGGTAATCGTACCCTGCTTCACGGTCCACAGGTTCATCCCACGGTTGGCCCACTCAGCAAACATCAGGTTCAAAGACCGACGCGCTGTCCTGGCATCGTAACCAGTGCGGACCTCTAGCCCACACCGCTCATACGCTTCCTCGATGATCTCACCGACATCGAGGTTAAAGTCTCTTGAACCTGAAGTTGTCATTATGACTCGCCTTTGTAAGAACCACCACGACCAGCCATTACGCAGCCGCCGTAGTTGTACCCTTTCTTGGCTTGACCACCGTATTTGTAGCCAGCCTTGATGCCGCCGCCACCCATGTAGCCCATCTTTGCTTGACCACCAGACTTCATCTTGCCCTTGCCGTCAGCAGCATAAAACGGAACTTGCTGCCCGTTCTTCTCAACCATCTTTAGTTTGTCACCCATAGCAAAACTCCTTTTTTGCATCATAGCCTAAAAAATACGTGCCGTCACCTGTCCACCAGTCGCCTTCTTCTGCTTCCAGCTTATCCGTTTCGACGATTTCTTCTTCTTTGCAGCGGACGTACACTGTGCCATTGTAGGGCGACAGGCCGGATAACTCTTACGCTTCTCACCCTTCTGACGACCACAGGGCTTGCCAGTCTTACAGTCAACCCAACCCTTCCCGTCGTTTTGGGAAAACCATTCGCGCAAAGAGTTTTTCTTTTTCTTCGCCATCAGAACGTCCGTGTGCTCTTACGTCGTTGCTCTTGTACACAGCCGCAGCCAGAGGCTACAACACCGCCACCCTTGTAGCGGTTACGAGCTGGACGTTTGGGATTGTCATACGCGGTCATTAATCCACCCTCGGCGGCTTTCTTCTTTTTCTTCTTAGAAGATTCGCCCCAGTTTGCGGCTCCGACCTTGCGGCATTTGCTTAGTGCCCCCGACGCGTACGCGCTGGGCCACACCTTGTACCGACTTTTTACCTTGTGGTAACACGCGTCCTTTTTTGACATTAGTTCTCTCCTGCGGAGGCTTGGTGACTTGGAACGACATTTGTCCACGGCCTATCATACTGTGCCTGCCTTGTGCTAAGTTGGTTTACGACCTCTACAAGATGATCGATTTTCTCGTCCATGACTTCCATTTTAACGTCTATGACCTCGGTCCTTTTGTCCACGGCAATAAGCGTGGTGATCATCCACACGATTCCTGCGGACACAAGCGACAGTCCCGTTCCCCAAAATAAAAGTTGTAGGCTTTTATCCATCGATCTACCACATTTTACAGGACCAGTATTTGGCCTTGAGTTTGTCCAATGTTCCTTTGTCGCAACCATGTCTTGCTCTAAACGACTTCCGTCTTTCGGGGTTTGATTTCTTAATCGTCATGTTGGCGTCCCCGAACCTGACGATCTTCTCTTTACCGTCCTTACAGGCCTTTACAACAAACTTCTTGCCGCCAGACTTCTGACGCTTGGGCTTGTTGCATTTCATCTTGGACTTGTCGATCTTTGCCATCACAAGCTCCCTTGTTCTTTTACTAAAATACCTTGGAACACTGCACTCATGGCGTTGTTCTGGTTTTTACTACACTTAGCGCGGACTTCGATGTCCGTCTTTTCAGGGACCACAAGTGGCTGCGTGAACGGAAAGACCAGCTCACTATTGATAGCGTCCACTTTTACGCCGGTGCGAAACACCCCATTAGGGCGTCGTGTAACCATGCGCACTGTCATAAACGCCCCAGAGGTGTCTGTTCCGTGAGTAGCTATACCCTCTGTCACATACAACGTATGTCCAGCAGGTACAGTGTAAACAGCCATAAGGGTTTGATTCTCGCCCAGTGTTATCTGTGCATATGTCGTGCTAGAATTGGTAATCGTGACGTTTCCAGTCGGTGCCTGTGACCCTGACACAAACGCCCGATACAAACGTAAGAAAAACGTGTTAGACTCTCCAACACCTGTACCGTCTAACGTGACAACTTCGCTGACTTCTTTATAGTCAGCGTCCAACCCAATCATGGTGATATCGACGAACTCATCGTCAGCACCACCTGCGGAGGTCGCTGTCATCTTCACCGCAGATGTTGGATACGTGTAGATGCCTCCAGCATCCCACACCGTCTCTTCTACGTTAACAATAAGTGGATTGTATCCATACTTAAAAAGCGCAGTATGCCCAGGAATTTGACCCCTGGACACCTGCAGCTCAAATG